CTTGTAGAAACTTCATAGCCATTTTCAGCAGTTCTTGCCCACTTAGATGGAACTGCCTTTCTTATTTTCTTAATAAAGTCTTGAAGTTCATATCCCATTGGAATATCCTCAGTAGACTTATTATTTTTAGCTTGCCATAATGATACAAGATTCTTTACAGATTCTACTGTTTCATTTGGAAATTTTGCTGCTAACTCCCTTATTTTAGGAGTTGGTATTAAACATACTGGATTACTCATATAATTTAAAATATTATTTGTGCAAAGGTAAGGAATTTAATTGTAATATACAAGCTTTTATTCAAAAAGCTAAAGGGAGAACAAGTATTTAACTTATTCCCCCTTATAATAGTTATTCAACTACATACTTGACACCATCAAAGATTAAATATTTAATGGTGTTGATATTGACAGGTCTAACTCCAGACTCTTTATCTGTCTGTTGTATGTCCATATCAATGCAGTTATATCTGCCATCTCTTGATTCAAATTGAATCTTATAGCCTCTAAGAACTCTATCTTCACCCTCCTCATAAGGAAGTACAGGATTATTAACCAGCTCAGTAACAAGATTCTTTGCTGCATTTGCAACACCTTTCTTACTATTCTTAACTGCATCAATACTATTTGAGAACTGCTCCACAATAGTATCAATCTCTTCCTGTAATTTTCTCCTACTCTTAGGCTTATCCTGCTTCTTGAAGCATACAGTAAATACCTGACCAGAATGAATGTTCTCCCAGATACTTCTAATACCAAGAGTACCATCCTTCTTATCTTCCTTAGTTACTTTTACTGTAGTCTCAAACAAGTCAGCAGAATTAGTATAGTTCTTCAGATAGCTCATACCAATCTGAACCTCTTCACCACTTTCAAAATGAGTAAGCCAAGCAGTAGAACCTGACACTCTGTTCACAATATAGTGAGAACTCTCACTAATAATGGAACCCTGCTTCAGCTGATTTATTTGTTCAATCATATCAAATAAACTTTTCTATATTAGACATAAATGTTTCAGTCTCCTGCTTAGTAACATCAATAGTTTTGATGTCCTCCTGCAATGCAGCAATTTGAGATTCCTTCTTTGCAATCTCTGACTCCATTTCTGCATGAAGATTACTTGCATTCTCATGTGCAGTCTTAAACATAGACTTAATGCTTGCCATTCTTTCACTGAAAGAAGGGACAGCTACAACTGATTTCTTCGTACCAAAAGCCATACTTTTTTTTTAGTTATTAATATACTTTCTTGCAATAAATTCCTTCATCAAAGGTTCTGCTAATTCCTTAGCCTGAGGATGTGGAGCACCTGTAGTACCCCTTGCTCTTAGGTCAAAGAAGTGATTCCAATCAGATACAAATCCAGTTACAACCAATTCTGTCTTTAAGGAGTTTGGTAAAACAGCTCTTGCTTGCTGAGGTGTCCATGGATTACCTTTAAATCCTGTAGTATATCTTATATCAGCAACTCTATTTTCCCATTTATCCATCAACCTAAAATATGCCTTCTCAGCACTATCTAATGCTTGAATGTAATCACATACTTCTACATAATTACTCTTTTTATTTACCCAAGCCTTGAAGTTCACAGATTCTCCAAATGGATTCTCCTCTGTAGCCCCAACTCTATAATTTATTCCATCATGCCAATATGCTCTTCCTTCTGGTATATCTAACCAACAAGGAATAATGAAGGTAAGCTCATTACCAAACTTATCCTTGGAATAGTTACAATACCTTGTACTTTCTTGGGCAAAAGACATTACTCTATGCCTTACAAATTCATGGGATACCCCCCTATCACATACAAAGTGTACAGTAACTCTCCTTTCATGGAACTCTGTAGGCTCACAAATATATTGTAGGTCATCAAGCCAACCATTCTCTATCAGTACTCTAAAATTA